CTCGGGCGGGGTGTCCGAGGGGACGGGCTCGGGCTCGGCCAGGCCGAGGTCCTCGAGAGTCCCGGTGTCCCCAGCGGCCAGGGACGGCTGGGGCTGAGTGGGCAGGGGCACAAGCATGGAGGCCTGCCTCTCTGTCAGGGGGAGGGCTCGACGAGGAGCTCGCCGCCGATGGTCTCGGCCGTCGAGGACGTGCCGGAGCTGATGTTCCACTGCGGGATGATCGTGATCGTTTCCCCGGGCGTCATGCCTGTCAGGAGCATGCGTTTCGAGGCGACTACTCGTTTGCCGCCCTGGGCGGACAGCCCGGTGCGGGTCAAGTTCTGGAAGGAGAAGCCCAGGCTGCCCGTCGCCCGCCAGGCCGCCCAGATCGTGGATGTGTCGGTGTTCTGGTTGTTCACGCTGGCGCTGATCGTGACGAAGGCGCGGCCGGACGGCGGCGCGGTGAACACCGGGCGCGGCCAGGCCGAGCTCGTGTAGTCGACGGTCGTCTGCACCTGGTTGTAGGGGGCGTCGGACACCTGGAGAGTCTGTACGGGCTGAGGCGGCCACACGATCCAGGCACCGTTGGTGTAGATCTCCAGGCGCCGCTCAGTCGTCAGCCAGACCGTCATGCCCTCAACTGGCGTAGCCAGCGCGGTGTTCCGGGCGGAGGCTGAGGCGAATCGCATCACGCTCCGCCCGGTCAAGGCGTTGATCGTGGCGATCAGCGCCTCGATGTTGGGCTCGTCCGACAGGGTCGGGGCGGGGATGCTCTGGGCGAAGGAGTCGGTGGTGGCCATGGCCGGCCCTCTCTGGTCAGGAGACGCGGTGCAGGCGCATCCACGAATCGGCGTACAAGAAGGTGGCCGTGGCGCTTGAGCCGCCCTGTGCCCAGGCCAGGGCGAGGTTTCCGGCCGTGGCGGCGACACGGATGGTGCCGGAGATCTGGACGGCGAACTTGGTGGTGCTGATGGCGCCGTAGGTGCGGGTGCCAGCGATGTCGGTGGCTTCGGTGCGGATCGTGTAGCCCGCTGTCGAGCTGACGTCCAGTTGGGTTCCGCCGCTGCCGGTGGCGGAGGCGAGGGTGGTGCCGTTGCCGAGTCCGATCCAGGTGCCGGCCGTGCTGGCGGGCGCCGACCAGCCGAGCAGGATGTCGGAGGCCCCGGAGTAGAAGACGACTGCGTTCAGGTCGTAGACGGCGCCCGCGGTGACGGGGAGCACGATCTGTGTGTCGGCGGCCACCGTGGCGGTGTTGGCGCGGGAGGTGTCGGCGGTGCGGATGGCTGTGCGCGTCGCGCCGATGGCGTCGGCGGCGGTGGCCGGGCGGCCGAGCGCGAGCCAGTTCCCGTTGCCGGACTGCAGGAGAACGATGCTGTCGCCGACGGTCGGGTTGCGGTACGTGTCTTCCAGGTAGCGGGCCCGGATGGCGCCGACGTCGACCGTGCCTGGTGTGACGCCGACGGCGGTGACGGTCGCGGTCTGGAAGTCGGCCCGGCGTACGGCTGGGTCGCTGGATGCCTGCCGTCCGGCCTCGGCAAGGAGGGCATCGACGAGGGAGGATTCTGCGGAGGTGAGCTGCATTCAGGAGTCCTCCTTGCCGCCGATCAGCGACAGCGTGAACTCGCTGCTCGGTTCCAGGCCGATGGTCAGCGACTGCACCTGGTGGAGCTCACGGCTGCCGTCCAGGTAGATGGCACGGAGCACGTCCCCGGGCTCCAGGGCGGGGTTGGGGAGGCTGGACAGATCGGCGACCGCGTTCGGTAGCCGCCTCGAGGCGAGCTCGGCCGTCGCGGCCGCCGTGCACGCGCCCGTGGTCGTCAGGGTCGACGAGGAGATGAAGTCCGGCCGGTGACCGAACGGGCCGCTCCAGTAGGTCGGCGAGGTGGGGTCGTTGTCGACCACTAGCGCCGAGACGCGCACGGTGTTGTCCTCGGTGTTCTCGCCCGTGGCGAGGATCCCGTTGAAGACGCCGGCGGCGGACATGCCGCCGCTGGCCTTGATGAGCGTGCCCCGCTCGCCTGCGGCGACGTCCCACACCGGTGGTGTGGTGAGCGGGTCGGGGAGCGGGGCGACGACGAGGGTGCCGTTCGCGTCGCAGTAGACCTCGCAGCCAGCTGCTCGGGCGACTTCGCGGATGGCGTCCATGCGGTCGCCCTGCACGTCCCATGTGGTGGTGCCGATCGCTGTGTCGACGAGGCGGGTGGTGTCCACGGACAGGGACGGCATGGACGACGACACCAGGTAGTTGATCGCGGTGGACACCGTGCCGTAGCCGCGTGTCGAGGTGGCGACTGTGAACTTGTCGTCGGACAGGTAGGCCTCGAAGCTTTTGCCCTCGAGCGTGACCGGCCCCTGGGCGCGGTCGCCGGTGACCTGGTCCAGGCGGAAGACGCCGAGCGGCACGAGCTCGCGCTTGCCGCCGCCGTAGTCGATGCCTCGCCGGATCACCAGGTAGGCGCCGTAGACGTTGACCCGGTCGCGGGCGGAGCTGGGGATGAGGGACACGTCGGGCACGGTCACGGTGCAGGTGCGCCGGCAGGCCGAGCCGCGGTCGGCGGTGACCGAGCCACCGGTGTGCTCGAGGAGCTCCACCACACCGTCGGTGCGGTGGAGCTCCACCTCGGAGATCACGCGGTGGGACTCGGCGAGGGTGTTCAGGAAGCGGGCGGTGGCCGGGTACACCGATCATCCCCCTTCCCTGGGCCGGTTGAGGAGCACGTCGAACCAGGTGGCGTACTTGCGCAGGACGTCGCCCCACGTGGCGTTCTCCACTCGGATGTCGTTCCAGAGCCGGTCGGCGGATCCGCTCTGCCCGCCGGTGGGCCGGTCGACCTCGGTCAGCGGCAGCGTCCACTCGTCCCAGCCGCTGTCGGGGTCGGGGTCCGGGGTGTCCGGCACGGCGCCGATCGAGGCGTAGAGGTCGCTCCAGCCGCTCGCCGGGGAGGCCTGCACGAAGACGACGTGCCCCGGAGCGAGCAGCCAGTTCAGGCCGTCCTTCTCGTCGGGGGTGCGGGTGAACACGCCGAGCTCGCCGGTGTATCCCGCGCGCACGCCGGTGAGGACGACCGAGTTGCGGCGGCCCAGCACCCGGTGCGTGCCCTCCTCGATGTCCTGGGTCAGGGTCGGCAGTGGGTCCCGGGCCATGAGGCGGATGTTGCGCTGCGGCTCGAGCGGGTCCTTGAGCCACACCAGCAGCCGTGACCCGGCCGCCAGGGTGACCGTGCTCGTCTTGCGGTAGGTGATGACCATGCCGGTGGTCGTCGAGCGGATCTCCGCCTGGTAGTACACGGCCACGCCGAGCGGCGCCTCGTAGTCCTCGGCGTGGAACTCGTCGCTGACCAGCGGGACTTGGTCGATCAGGCCGTCGCTGCCGCGGACCAGGTCGCGTTTGCCGTCGGCGGTCACCCGGTACAGGGTGATCGGTGCTCCGGAGGTCAGCTCGCGCATCACGATGTCGATCGAGCCGGTGGTGTCGTCGGCCGTGACCTCGCTCTGCGGCTTGATCTGCCGCAGGGACGCGCTGTCGATCTGCAGCGTCGAGGAGGCGGAGGTCGCGGTGAGCGTGAACTCGAGCTGGGCGGTGACTGCGCCGGCGGGCGCGGCCTGGTCGTCCTGGATCGTGTACCACAGGCCGTCCGAGGGCAGGGCCGCGGACGACGAGGTTGTGGTGGAGATCAGAGTGGAGGAGGCGTTGAACCAGCGGATCCCGACGGTGAGCGTCCAGCTGCCACCGACCCGCTTGAAGGCGGCACCGACCCGCCAGTTCACGCCCGCGGTCACCTTGTAGCTGCCGGAGCGCAGCACGCTGGCTGTGGCCGTGCTGCTGGTGACGGTGAGGCTGTAGGAGTCGGAGTAGGCCTGCCCGCCCCACGGGGTGGAGCGGGCCAGCACTGCCACGCCGGAGGACGTCGTCCAGGCGCCCACGCCCTGTTCGAACCCCGAGTCGGCGAACAGCACCGCGTTGTCGTTGGTCAGGCTGTTGGTCGTCGCGCTGGTGCGTTCCTTGACCACCACCCCGTCAAAGCGCACGACTTGCGCCGCGCTCGCGCCGGTGATGCCCAGCGCGATGCTCGCGGTGACGGCTCCGGCCGGAGCCACGGCGGAGGCGATCTGCCGGTAGGCGCCGGTGGCCGGCGGCGCCACGGTGGAACGGGTCGCCTGGATCTGGGCGCCGGCCGCGTTGTAGAACCGCAGCTCCGACCAGACCGTGGAACTGCTGCTCGGAGGATTGATGTACCCGTAGGCCAGGTACTCCCGGCCGGCCACCACAGAGGGCCGCTCCGCGCACAGCACGGAGGCGTTGCCCGCTGCGGTGACCGTCATGGTCAGCATCGGACCGCCGGAGTAGTACCAGTTGACCGCCCACGAGAACACCGGCACCGTGCGCGAGAGCGTGGCGTTGGACTCCACCGTCCAGGCGCTGTTGTCCAGCAACATCTGCTCGGCGTTGAACGACAGCAAGTTTTTCGCGAACCGCTGCGGCAACCCCAGGTAGATGTTCTCGAAGAACTGGACGACGTTCCCGGCGGCCGGGGTCATCGACGACAGGATGACCCGGGCCGTGACCGCGCCGAGCGGGGCAACCCCGCCGACCGCGATGCGGTGCCAGCCGGCCGCCGCTACCGAGGTAACCGGCGACCAGGTGATCGAGAGCTCGGCCGCCGCCGCGTCCAGCCACTGGATACCGATCCGCTCCGGCACCGTCGCTCCGGCCGCGTCCGCGAAGGCCTCGTAGGTCTCGCCGACGGTGACCGGGTACTGCGAGACCGTGCGGGCCTGCGCCTCCCCGGCCGCCACCGACCGCACGATGAGGCAACCGTCGCCCCCGGTGCGCCCGCCCGACCCCAGGCTCAGCGTGGCGTTCAGTTTCGCCGTCCAGCCGCTGGTGCCCGGATCGATGGTCTCCGTGGTCGGCGACAGGAAGTTCCCGGGGATGGCCACTAGCTCACCTCCCCCTTCGTCCTGCGCTGACCACACCGGTCAGCACTCGGTTTCCTTGCCGTACGCGGACGTCGACGAAGTCCGCCAGGGCCTCGTCGCGGGTGTGCAGCTCCACCACGATTGGCTGCTCTCCCGAGGCCGCTCTGCCGGGGCCCGGCTGGACCGACCGGACCGACGGCACCGCGGCGTCGGCGACGCGTGCGGCCGCGGCCGCGATCGCGCTGGTGGTGTTGTCCAGGCCGACTCCGACGCCAGCACCGGCCATCTCGCCGACTCCGGTGGTGACCCGCGACGGAGACTTGATCTTCAGCCTCCGCTTGATGGTCGTCACCAGGCCGTCGCCCAGCTTGTTCATCGCGGCCTGCAGTTCCTTCTGCTGGGACTGCAGGCCGGTCAGGAACCCGCGCGCCGAGTTCGTCCCGGCGTCGAACATCGCGTCCGCCATGGTGTTGCCGTAGCTGGCCGACAGCTTGGCGCCGGACGCGGCGAGCTGATTGAGCTGGGCGATCTGCCCCTTGCTCGCCTTGGCCACCACCCCGGCCAGGCCACTGTCCGGGCCGAGCGCCACCAGCTGCCCGATGAGGCTCTGGTTGAGGCCCCGCTTAGACAGACCAGCGATCGTCGACTCGGATGTCCGCACGGTTTTCTGACGGCCTTGCAGACCGGCGATGATCTGCTTGACCGAGGTGGATTCCGCGAGGTTGCCCAGCCCGAGGAAGTCGGCAGCCGTCTTCTTCTGGTCGGCGGCGGTCTCCTTGGCCGCGGTGATCCGGGCGCCGACTGCATCGCGCCGCTTGGCCAGCGCCTGCAGCTTGGCGGAGGCCGCTGTGGTCGACGACGTGAGGCGCTTCGCTGACCCGCCCGCCGTACGGAGGTCCTTCGTCAGCTCGTCGAACGCCTTCTTGATGTCCGCCGCGCTGGCCGTGAGGGCCTTGCTCGCCGAGGACAGGTCACCGGGCAGGTCCTTGCGTGCCGCCGTGGCCTTGGTGCCCTTGGCGTAGCCGGGCATGGCGCCCATGCTGCCCGCGACGTTGAGGGAGTCGCGGTGGTTGAGGACCTGCTCGCCGCCGCCGAAGTTGACCAGCTCCGGCCCGCGTTCACCGACCCACGCCCAGCCGGGCGCCGCACCGCGGGTGCCGCTGGCGTAGCCCTTGAAGCCGTACCAGTGCGTGAACAGGCTGTTCCTGTACCCGCGGGCGCCGGAGCCAATGACCACGCCGTCCCCGCCGCGAGACTCCACATTGACGCCGTTGATCGTTCCCGCGGTGTGGCCAACCCCCTTATTGGTGACGCCGATCTTGTAGGGGGAGGCCGCGCCGAGGACCCAGCCAGGCGGGGCCGTGGCGCCGGAGAACGCTCCGGTCGCCCACCTCCTGTGAGGCTTCTGGCCCCGGATCACGGACTCGATTGCCGAGACCAGACCCGAACAGTCCCAGCTGGGGTTCCCATTGCCGCCCCACTGGTACGGCTTGCCGTTCTGGGTGCGCGCCCAGGCGAGGCCGGCCGCGAAGCCCTTGCCGCCGATGCCCGCGGCCTCGAGCTTCTTGTCCGCCGAACCGGAGTAGCCGACGATGGCCGACAGCATCTTGCTCGGGATGCCGGTGATCATGTCCCGGTACAGCGACGCCGACCCGGAGATCTTCGCGATGAGCGGCTTGACGATGCTGTTCAGGCCCGCCAGGGCGGAGGCCTTCATGCCGTCCTTGAGCCAGGACACGCCCTCCTTGGCGAGGTCGACGCCCTTGGACGCGGCCTTGCCGACCCAGCCGAACAGGCCGCCACCGGACGCGAATCCGGGCGACGATGCACCGCCGCCGGCTGCTGCCCAGTTCCGCAGGGCCATGACCGCGCCGTGCCCGCCGGCGCCGCGCACCTCCTTCGCGGTCCAGACGTGCTCGTTCCTGCTGAGCCAGGCGGGCACGGAGTCCGAGGTCTCGGTGCCCGCGCCGAACACCGGGCCGCCGACGGCGAACTTGGGCATCTTCGACAAGGTCGGTGCGCCAAAGGCGCTGGCGACCTTGTTCCAGACGGGGACGATCCCGCCGTTGTAGACGGTGTTGATCACGAAGGCGATGGGCTTCTTCGCGAGGTCAGCGATCTTCCCGAACTGCTCGCCGATCGTGTTCTTCGCCGCGGTGAAGGCCTTGCCGAGCGCTGCCGCGGCGGCGCGGCCCTGGTCGATGGGGGGCTTGATTCCCTTCTCGTACAGCCAGGCCGCCACGGTGGCGATCCCGCGGAACGCGGGCTGGATGGCGTTGCGGTAGAGCCAGGTGGCCACGGAGCCGAGCGTGCGGATGCCGGCCATGAACAGGCCGTAGGTGACCTTCACGCTGGACCACATGAACTTGGCTCCGGCGATGATCCAGCCGACCACCGGGGAGAACACGTTCCGCCACAGCCACATGCCGACGCTGCCGAGCAGGCGCACGCCGGCCATGAACAGGTTGAACTGGGCCTGCACGCTGGACCAGAGGAGCTTGGCTCCGGCGATGATCCAGTCGATGGCTGGGGAGATGGCGTTCGTCCAGAGCCAGGAGAAGATCGCGCCGAGCGCCTTGACCGCGAGGTAGATCGGTCCGAACACGACGATCGTCATGATCGTGAGCCAGATCCGGGCGGCGGTGCTGATGAACCCGAACACCGGCTGGATCACTGCGGACCAGAGCCAGGAGAAGGCAGTGCCGATGGCGGACAGTCCGGTCATCAGGCTGGCGAACGTGGGCTTGAGGACCTGGTTCCACACGAACAGGGCCGCGGTCTGGATGCCCGCCCACGCACCCTGCACGATCGCCCGGAACGTCTCCGACTTCTGGTAGGCGATGACCAGGGCGGCGCCCAGGGCGACGATCGCCGTGATTACCAGGATCACAGGGTTGGCGTTCATGACCGCGTTGAAGGCGAGCTGGGCGATGGTGGCGCCGCGCTGCACGGCGGTCCAGGCGAGGATGGCGCCGCGGTAGATCGAGAAGACGAGGGTGGTCGCGGCGACGACGATCTGCTGCGCCAGGATCGCGGCGGTGAATCCCGCGACGGCGATGCCGATCGGGATGAGCCAGGTGCCCATGTCCTGCAGCCAGTTGACGACCGCGGTGCCCGAAGTCCACAGGGCCTTCAGCGCGCCGATCACGACCCCGCCGATCACGGTGCCCACGGTGACCAGGGGTGGCAGCACGGTGCGGTTCAGGACCCCGCCGACGCGGGCGGCGACCGGCAGGACCTGCCCGCCGAGGATGTTCACGAAGGCCTGCTGCAGCCCGCGCGAGAACACCTTGATCTCGTAACTCGGGCCGCTCCGCAGGTCCTTGCCGAGCTGCGCGGCCGCGCCCCCTACGTCCCCCATCGCGGACGTCGCCTTGGACGGATCCAACTTGAACAAGCTCGTACCGAGTTCCTCGGCCTGGGTGCCGAACAGGCCGACGGCGGCGGCCTCCCGCTTGACCGGGTCGTGGATGCTGCGCAGCTTGTCGAGGACGGTCTGCAGGCCGGTGGTCGCCGAGGAGCCGCCCTTGGCGATCTGCTGCTCCATCGTCTGGGCGTCCAGGCCCAGGGACTTGTAGGCCGCGCGGGAGGTGGCCGACATGTCGATCGACCGGATCGAGAACTCTTTGAGGCTGTCCGCGATGATGTCGGTGTCGCGGGCGCCGCCCTGGATGCCCTGGCTGAACAGGCCCAGCGCGGTCTTGGAGTCCAGGCCCAGCTTCTTCAGCTGGACCGGGTACTCCTGGAACGTCTCGAGGAGGTCCTCGGCGTTCGGGCCGAGCTTCTGGAAACCCACCGTGATCACGTCGAGCGCGGCCTTGGCGTTCGGTGCCAGGCCGTTCTTCAGCTGCGCGGCCACGGCCTGCGACTGCAGGCTCATGTCGGAGCCGAAGGTGGTTGCGACGTCGGACATCTCTGTCGCGATCTCGCGGAGCTGCTTCTTCGTCGCGTCCGGAGGGACCAGGCCGCCCTGCAGCGTGGCGCGGACGGACTCGGCCGCCGACTCCAGATCGTCGGTGATGCCGCCCGCGAACAGCTGGCCGGCCACCTTGCCGTAGCGGGCCGCGTCTTTCTGGGTGGCGCCGAGCTGGCCCTTGAGTGTCCCGGTGATGGAGCTCTGCTCGAGGGCCTGGTTCCATGCCTCGGTGAACTGCTCGCCGATCTTGCTGGCGAGCTCGGCGACGCCGATCGCGCCGAGGGCGCCGGTGAACGCGTCCCGGAACCCGCCGCCGGCCGCGTCACCGGCGGCGTCTCCGGCGTCACCGGCGGGGCCGATGAGCTGGCGGCGCAGCTCATCGGAGATCCCCCGCACGGAGGGGATGACCTGCAGCGTGGCGTAGCCGACGTTCGACAAGAGGCACCCCCGTATTCAGTTGTGGATCAGCGGATCTCCCCGCGGGCCAGGGCGCTGCGGCGTTCGGCGGCCCGGGTGAGGGCGGCCTTGCGCTTGGCGATGCGCTCGGGGGAGTTCTTGTCGCGGCCGCGCCCCACACCGGGGCGGGACATGGGCTTGGGCGGCTTGGTCTGCTTCGACTCCTTGACGCCCTCGTTCTGGCGCTGCCAGTTCGCGATGCGTAGTTCGTCGATCGTGAGGGCCTGGAGGTGCTCCTGCAGGCGCCACAGGCCGTCTGTGTTGCCCATCGCGATGGGCGTGCGGGCCTGCGGGGGGAGCTGGCGGACGTACACGCCGAGCTCCCGCCACGTCAGCCGGGGCCGGCCGCCGGCGTCACGGGCGAACAGGTCGCCGAGCCGGACGCCGTAGTGCTCGCGTAGGTCTGCCTCGACGGCCTCGCCGTGCTCCCTCAGGAGTCGGACGAGGCCTCCGATTCCCCCTCAGCCGCGCCGCAGTAGTCGCGGTAGGCGTCGAACAGGGCCTTCAGCTTGTACTGCGGGAGCTTCACAGCGCGGAAGTCTTTCCAGTCGTCGCCCATCGCGGCCTGGAAGACGCCGAGCATGGCGCCGACCTCACCGCGGTCGGCGGCCTCCATCAGCTCCCACACGTCCAGGTCCTGCATGTGCGTCATGGCGAAGCGACGGTTGGGGTTGTCCTTCGTCGCCCACAGGAAGCGGAACGGGGTGAGGTCGACCTCGGACTGTACGGCGTTGAGGTTGAAGTCGAACGGCTGGTCGTCCGGCGCCTTGCTGCTCGTCGCGGTTCGGGTTGCTGCCATGGGAGTTACTCGCTTTCGGTGCTGTCGGTCTTGGGCTTGAGGACCTGGACGGACTCAGCCAGGAGCGTGAGGCGCACGGTGCCGGAGCCGTCCGGGGCGAGGCTGATGTCCATCGGCTCGCGTGCCACCAGCCACGGGAACGGCTTGCCGTCCACCGTGATCTCGCCGCCGCGTACGGCGATCTCCTTCGCGCACACGGGCTCGGCCGGCGTGCTCGGCTGCTCGGCGGTGCGCCGTTCCTCGAGGAGGGCGGCGGCCACGCGGGAGCGCTGGTTGCGCGGAAGCTGGTCGCCCTTGCTGATGACGCCGAGCTGCACGGCCTTGGCGTGCAACTCGCTGTCGGTGAACTGCTGCAGAGGCATGGGCCTCCTTCGCTTCGCGGTTCGGTCGGGTGGTGCACCGGGGCGCGGTCCGAACCGCGACGAACTTCCCGCGCCCCGGCGGTCGGTCAGGCCGTGACGGTCACGGCGCAGGTGTCGGTCTGGCCCTGGTAGGTGGCGGTCACCGTGGCCGATCCGACGGCGATGCCGGTCACGAACCCGGCGGAGACGGTGGCCTTGGTGGCGTCCGACGTGGTCCAGGTCGCGCTGGCGGTGACGTCGGCGGTGGTCGCGTCGGAGTAGGTCGCCGTCGCCGCGAGGGCGCCGATCTCTCCGTCGGCGACCGTCAGGGTGGCCGGGGTAACGGAGATGGACGACAGGACCGGGGTGGCCTGCCGGTTGAACAGGACACCGTCCTCGGTCGGGAAGATCGTCGCGGCGATCGTCGCCGACTCGAGGTCGGTCTCGTTCTCACCGTGGTCGCCGTCCAGCGCGCACTCGGCGTACTGGGCCGTCGCCAGGCGGCGCACCTTCTCGCCCTCGCGGGTCTCGAAGGCGACCAGGACCCGCTCCGGGCGCGGCACCTTGATCTGGGTGTCGGTGGAGCCCGGCCACACGAGCTTGCGGGTGGTGTCGTTGTCCTCGAGCGCAGTGAAGGACTTGGTCAGCTTGAAGTGCTGACGGCTGGTCCGGACGAGGATGCCGCCCCAGGCGAACTTGTCGTCGGTGTCCTCGTCGCGGGTCTCGGGGAAACCCTCGTCTCCGTCGAGCAGACCGACCAGGTGCCAGTCCGGACCGAACGGAGTCTCCGCGTTGGCGGGGAGCGTCGCGCTCAGGTTCCAGGACACGTACACGTCCGCGTCGGTCCAGAGATTTGCCTTTGTCGGGTCGCCGGCCACGGCGCCCTCCTTCCAGATAGCAGATGCAGGGAGCCGCGGTTCGGCAGTAGGGGCCCGCCGCCCGGACGCTGCGCGCACACCGGGGTCTCAGCCCGGAGGAGGCTCTCTGCCCCATCGCCGGACGGCGGGTGATCGAGGTCAGGCCAGCCGAGGCCTGACGTTGGCGAGCACGGTGAACGTCGACAGCGGGGCGCCGGAGACGTCGTCGATTGCCGGGAGCGGCCCGGTGCCCGGGCGGACACCGCGGATGACGGTGCCGGAGTGGACGATGAGCAGCCCCTGGCAGAGCATCGCGAGGTCGTGCGCCTGGTCGTCGTCCTCGTGCCAGCAGGTGACCCGCAGGGTGACGCGCGAGTTGGCCATGGACGAGTGCGGTGCGTCGGTGTCCTTGCGGACCATGACGTACCGGAACACTTCCTCGGGGACGCGGGTGGTGGGGACCTTCGTGCCGACCGTCACGCCGGTCGCGAATGGCTCGAGGCGTCCGGTGAGTGCCGTACGCAGGACGGTGGCGCCGGCGGCCTGGGCGTCGTCGAAGACGGTGAGCGTCTTCACCGCTGCCAGGCCCTGACCTCGAGGCCGACGGCGCCGGCAGCCCGGGTGAGGATGCCGTCGCGTGCCTGCCAGGCCATGCCGCGGACGTCCTCGATGGTGACCGAGGCGGCGCCGCGGTCGGTGGTGTAGCCGTGGACGGACACGCGCGTGCCTGCGGGCACCTGCGGGCGGACGTGCGCAGCGATCGCGTCCGCCACGTCGTCGACCGCGCGCCGTACTTCGGGGCCCTGGAGGATCTCTCGGACCCCGCGATGGTCGAGGCGGAAGGACTGCAGCATGAGCACCTCCTATCCGGTCGCGCGGATCATCGTGAACTCGATGTGGTGCACCGCGCCGGTGAGCGGGTCGGGCCACTCGGCGACCTCGCCGTCGACCTCGTAGGTGCCGCCGCGCCACTCCAGCCGGTCGGCGGCGGTGATGTCGGGGCGGGTGCCTTCCTCGGACTGCACCCGCCACCCGGTGGTGACCGAGTTGCGGGTGTCGTCCTGGCCCTCGTTCTGGATGGCGGGCTGGATGTTCAGCTGGTCGATCGGCAGTCGGTTGACTGCGGCGTCCGACCAGTCCGCGACCTTGTTGCCGCCCCGGTCAGTGCGCTCGCCCGCGCGTACGCGGACGAGACTGTCGAAGAAGAACATCAGGCCTCCGCGGAGGCTCGGACCTTGTACCGGTCGACGGCCTTCGTCCAGGCCTCCGTGGCACCGGCCGCGGCCTGCGCCCCGAACGTCACGGACTGCCCGCCGACAGCCTTGGACTGCACTCCGACCGGGATCGTCAGCCCGGCCTCGGCCCGTTCGAGGACGGCCTCTTGGATGTCGCCGGGGATCTCGGACCACCCGTTCCAGCCGTGGCTGTAGGTGACCTGCAGGCAGCGCAGCCGGTCGGGCCAGTGCAGGCAGCCCAGCCGCCGCAGGATGCCTGCATCCGACCAGTTGTAGTCGGTGCCCTCCACCAGCTCGGTACCGTCGAGGACGACAGCCGAGACCGCGGTGACGGGCCACACGGGCAGCAGCAGGGACTCACGGCCTGAGCCGTCCAGGACCACCACGTCGTCGGCGACGAACGTCACCGGGTGGTGGACCTGCCCGCGGAAGCGGCGCGATGCCGCCCGCAGTGCGTACAGCAGCTTCGGGTCGTCCTCACTCCGGCCGAGCTTGGCGGCGAGCTCGGCCGGATCGGCGAGGAACTCGTCCTCAGTTGCCACCGTCGGCGGCCTTGGTCTCCGCGCCCGTACGCGCCTTGTTCGCCGAGGTCGGCTGCCGCTTGGCTGCGGTCTTCTTCGCGGCGGTCTTCTGCGCCGGGGCCGGGGCTGCCGTCGTCTGCTGGTCGTCCGTCGCTGCCGGCGTCGGGCTCGGCGCCTGGCTGTCGCCGCCGCTGTCCGCAGCCTGCTGCACCTGCTGCGCGCCCTGACCGCCATCGTCGTCGCCCGGCGTGGTGCTGTCGGCGCCGCCGTCGTCAGCAGGGCCATCGTCGGCCTCGCCTTCCTGGACGAGCTGGACGGGCTGAATGGTGGATACACCGCCGACGACATCGTCCGGACTGGCGCCGAGCCGCTTGGCGTCGTCGTCGGACAGCTTCATCACGGTTTCCACGCCACCGCGCGTCACCTTGTACTTCTTCAGGGGTCCGCTCACCGCGGGCACCTCCTCAATGAGTTGGTCCACCGGCACCACGCCGGAGGGCGGCCCGCACGTCGCGTTCTCAGCTCCGCACGGGCAGCGCCCTCCGGCGTTGCGGTGGATGAACAGGCTCACGGCGCGAGCAGACCGGCCGTACGCAGCTTGGCCATCAGCCCGTTGATCGTGTTCCGTGCGGCCGTCAGGTCGGTGACGACCTTGTCGAACTCGGCCTTGGTCGGGTTCGCGCCGGCGGCGGCCGTCGTGGTGACGGCCCCCATGTCGGCCTGTGCTGCGGCCTGCCGGCCCTCGCGAGCCTTGCCCGCAGCGGGGTCCAGGTACGCCATGAGATCAGCCTCCTATCAGGCGGTCAGGTCGATCTCGACGAACGCGGACGGCTGCAGGATGCCGAAGGCGGCCCGCATCTCAGCCAGGATCGCGACCAGGTTGCGGACGAAGAAGTCCAGGTGGCTGTCGGTGACCTGGATGGTGGCCTGCTCGCGGTCCCACAGGACAGCCTTGCGGAAGTCGCCGACGTAGCCGGTGCCCTGCGGGACCGCCTCGGTCTCGATGATCGGCAGGTTCCACAGGGGCTGCGCGGTGCCGGTGCCGGACGGGCCGCCGAAGTAGAACCGCGCCTCGTTGTCCTGGAGGAGGTCCAGGGTCTCGAGGTCCGTCGGGTGCAGCAGGTAGGCGTTGGCCATCGACCGACCGATGGTGCGGACCTTGGTCTTGGCCTTGCGCAGGGTGGTGAGCAGGTCGGTGTCCCAGGCCTGCGCCTGGACGCCCGACACGTTGCCGAGCCCCTCGAAGTTCTCGCCGGTGCCGTCGCCCTGGATCATCTGATCCTCGAGCTCCTCCTCCAGGCCGTACAGGAGGAACGCGTCGATGAGCGTCCTGATCTGTGCGGCGTCGGAGAGAGCCCGCTTGGTGGCCGGCATCCAGTGCGCGATCGTCTTGACCGCCGTGGTGATCTTCGCGAGGGCGACGCCGGATTCCGGCTTGTAGCCGCCGCCCGCGTTGTTCACCAGCGCACCCGCACCGCCCGGAGCGGTCGGCGCCGCCGAGCTGGTCGCCTCGGGAACCGGGGCGGCGTTGTTCGTCACGGAGGTGACCCGCACGTACTCCACCGTGTCCGAGGTGGTGTTGCCCGGGGTGACGACGTCCCGCAGGCGCAGCGGCCGCTGGAACACGTCGAGGCCGACCTGCAGGCCACGCCAGTCGTTCTGGACCAGCGCACCGCCGGAGGTGTCGGAGCCGCCGGTGACCAGCGACTTGACCCCGAACATCTCCGACTGCACGCGCTGGTTCTTCGCGAACTGCCCGCCGGAGGCGGAGGCCTGGGCGATCAGGCCCTTGTACTCGGCGGACTCGGTGAACTGCTGGCCGAGGCTCTTGGCCTTGTCCGGGAGGATGAACCCGGACGCGGTCTGCCGCTGGCCCTTCTCGTCCGTGTTGACGTTGAGGGAGATGTCGTCGCCGAGCTCGGCGAGCGTGCGGCGCAGCTCGTCGTTGCCCTTGAGCTTCTCGATCTCGGACTTCAGCTGGGTCGCCTTGCCCATGTACTCGCGGAGCTGGGCAGACTCCTCGGTGGTGAAGTCGCGGTC